TGAAGATAATATCTTGTTGAAAGAATATAATTGGGTAAAAGAATTTAATATTCCATTAGCAAAAGATTTAGATAGTGCTGATGCCAACAAGATTGAAATATTTGATATTATAAGAACTGAAATTAATCAAATTAAACTTTATATGAGTGAGCAAAATGGCAGATAAAAAAATAAGATTATTAGTAAAAGCCGAAGTTAATAAGGCGATACAAGATTTAAACAAAACTGAAAAAAGCACTAATAAATTAACTTTAGCAGCAAGAAAAGCTATGAAAGCATTTGCAGGATTAGCAAGTGCTGCAGCATTAGGAGCAGTTGTAAAGTCATCAGTACAGACTTCTGCACAATTTGAAGCATTAGAAACAAGACTTGTGGCTTTAAAAGGAAGTGTTGATGAAGGAAGAAAATCTTTTGATTTCTTTAACAAGGTAGCAGCAACAACACCATTTCAACTTGCTAATGTTGTAGAAGCAGGGGCACAATTAGAAGCATTTGGTGCAGACAGTACAGAAACACTAAAAGCTGTAGCTGATTTAGCAGCATTTATGGGAACAGACATTGTTGAAGCTGCAGGTGCATTTGGTAGAGCATTTGCAGGTGGTGCAGGTGCAGCAGATGTACTTAGGGATAGAGGTGTTTTAACACAAGTTAAGCTGAAAACTGGATTTGATGATTTGTCAAAAATGACATTACCTCAATTTAGAAAAGCTTTAACAGATACATTAACTGACCCTGAAGGTAATATTGCAGGGGCTACTGATTTATTAGCACAAACATTTAGTGGATTAGTTTCTAATTTTCAAGATAGTGTTTCACAACTACAAGATAGTATTGGAGATTTATTAGCACCTGCTATTAAAGATGTTGTAAAATTTTTAAAAGAAGGTATTGATGATTTAACAGATGCTTTTAAAGAATTAAATGAAACAGCAATAGAAACCACTTTAAGGAAATTAAAAGAACTTGGTGTAGAAGATGAAAATGTCTTAAGAACTATTGCAGATTTAGAAAGAGATGTTGCCTTACAAAGACAAAAAGCCATAGGAGAACAGCTTGAAGGTCTTGGAAGTGTAACAGAAATGTCAAGCAAGATTTCTGAAGAATTAAATAATCAATCAAGACTTCAAATTCAATTAGGAGAAGCTGAAAAAGAAAAAGATGAATTGGCAGCTAAAGGATTTAGAAGAACAAGAGATGAAAACAAAAGATTGACTGAATTAAGAACTAATGTAATCGATAGTTTAGAGAGTCAAATTAATGCAAGTGATACACAAATAGAACAACTTGCTGAACAAATAAGATTGCAAAAAGAGTTTAATCAACTGCAAGATAGTATTGTAGGTGAAAGACCAACTTTTTCTATATTTGGAGAAGAAGGAGATATGGCAGGTGAATTAGATTTAGCATTTGCTGGTATGGAGGAAGCAACAGAAACTTTTTTTGATTTTATGAAAGAGCAAGAAGATTCTTTTTTAGAACACAAGAAAAAGTCAGCTAAAACACAAAAAACCATTGATGACCAACTTCACAAAGAAAGAATACAAAACAATTTACAAGCAGCTATATTACAAGGACAGAATGCAAAAGATGCAGCATTGTCAGTAATTAAAGCAGAAGTAGCTGAAGCACAAGCAGGATTGATTTCAAGTATTATGAAGGCATTACCATTTCCACTAAATCTTGCAGTAGCTGCAGGGGCAGGTGGAATGATTGGTAAAGTAACTGACCAACTATTTTCCTCTTTTGCAACTGGTGGTAGTTTTATAACAAAAGGCAGAACTACCTTACCAATAGGCAATGGAGTAGTAGTAGGAGACAATGCAAGTGGTATGGAACGAATTGATGTAACACCATTACCAAGCCCTACAAGCAATGGAAATAACATCACAATAAACATATCTGCACCATTAGTAGATGAAACAGTAGTAGACCATATTATCCCAGCTATAAGGAGAGCAGAGAAATTAAACTTATGAGCAATGTAACAAAATCAACAGCTTTTGCATACATACCTAAAAAACTTTTTGGAATGAAAAAGCAGAGCATAAAACAAAAACTAAAAAAACCAAAACTTAAATTGAGGAGATATTAAAGTGGAAATCGGAAAAGGCACAAAATTAACTTTTAGTATTGAAACACTTATCAGTATTAGTGTAACAATATTTATGGTGGTCGGATTGTGGTTTAATTTACAAGCTGACATTGAGGAAGCAAAACAATTACCAGAACCACCAATTAGCAGAACAGAATATGATTTAAAAGACCAAATGATTCGTAATTCTATTCTAAATACTGAAGAAAAAGTAGAGAAATTAGAAGATAAAGTAGATGACATTAAAGAAGATACCAGAAGTATTAATGAAACCCTACTGAATATGAACAATAAATAGGATATGAATTATGAAAAAATTGATAAATATGTGGCTATTGGTGCTTGGATTATTTACTTCATCGCTATACTCACAATCAGCATCTTTGGATAGTTTTCAAGATATTCAATTAATGAAAAATGAGTTCTGTGCAGTAATAGAGGTAAATGCTTCTTGGAATTGGGCTAACAAAATTCCATTAGAGAAATTGCAAAATTGCTATACTGGATATGTGGATATTTCTAATAAAGAAATAGGTGCAGTTATTCAAAAAGAATGGGACATTAAAGTAGTACCTACCATTATCATTTTTGAATATGGAGTAGAAGTAAAACGATTTGAAGCAGACTTATCTATGAAATTTAGAGAAGAAGAAATATTAAATAACATTAGGCAAGAGATTATTAGATAATGGCAAAACATTATACCAAACCTAAACTAAGAGAACGAATTAAAAATCGTATCATGAGAGGTAATAAAGGTGGTAGACCAGGACAATGGTCTGCAAGAAAATCTCAACTTCTTGCTAATGCTTATAAAAAAGCAGGTGGTGGTTATAGAGGTGGTAAAACTAAAGCAGCTAAATCTTTAACAAGATGGACTAAACAAAAATGGACTACTAAGTCAGGAAAGAAGTCATCAAAGACTGGTGAACGATATTTACCTGAAAGACTAATTAAGTCTATGAGTTCATCACAATATGCTTATGAAACAAGAAAGAAAAGAGCAGCAACTAAAAAAGGTAAACAATCTGCAAGTTATTCTAAGAAAACAACTAAAAGAATTAGGAGATATACATGAGTTTTGTTAATTCAAATTATGAATCAAAGCTATCACCAACCATGACTGAAAATTGGTTAGTGCAAATATTTAAAAATAATAATTCGAGTATCTTAACAACTAATACTCCTGATTTAGCATTTAGTTTTTCTGCTACTACTTATAATAGCATAAACTATTACCCTGCAATTTTAAACAAGCCAAGTATATCTTATTCATTGGACTTAAAAGGGTTTACAACCAAGACTGGTAATATTACTTTAAATATTGCCAATATTGATTTAGATGGAACTACCCTATTAGAATTATTAGGGAATGAATACATCAATGGTCATGTGAATGTATTATCTCAAATAGATGGAGATGATACTTCAAATAATGCTTTACAAATCTTTAGTGGTAAAGTATCAAGTTTTGGTTATAGAAATAATACGATTGTATTGAATGTCATATCTAACAGACCATTCCAAAATGTGTCTATCCCACAAGGCAGAAGTGTAAATGCAGACAATCCTCAATACAATAATAAGATAGTCCCTTTGGTTTATGGGGACTATACTGCCAATACAAATTTTGTTTCTTTAACAGATGTTTATGCTTGTCCTTTTTTAAAAAATGATGGTGCGAATTTTATGTACATTGTGCCTGAAGGAACAAGTGGTTCAGATAAATTAGAGTTTTATGACAAAGGATTAAAACGATTCTTAGAATTAATTAATACTGATACTACTATAGCAACAGAAGATAGTGTTAAAGTATTAAAAGTTCCTAAGCTAATGAGAAGGCAATTTAAAATGCTACCTGATGAAATACCAGGTGGAGTTACTAAACAAGAAGGTAGTGGAAGTGGAGTTATTGCAGTTACAGGAGATATTTCTAATGCTTTTGATGGAGAAATTTCAACAGAAGTAGATGTAAACCATGCAACTAATTTTGCAGATATAAGAGGATTTACTTTAAAATTAAAAATGCCACAGGTTACAGGTAAAATTACTAACATAACCTTAGGATTAGATGGAACACTTACACAGGCATATAGTTCAGGAAGTCCAGGTGTTGATGATGGATTATTTGTAAATTTAGCAACAGAATTAGATAGTGGATTTGGTAGCACAACTCCAAGCAAACATATAGCAATCATTGGAACATCAAGCAATTACAATAGAACAACATCTATTGATTTAACTGCAAGTTATAGTGCAGTTGATATATCAAGCATTTTAAGTGGAAATGCTTTACCTGATGAATTGTATTTAAGTTTTAGATGGGATACAGCAGATGGAGATGTAGATTGTAATAGTTGGAATGTATCATTAGAAAATGTTTATATGACTGTTACAGCAGAAAATGATTTAGCTAATGAACCGATTGCATCACAAGAATTTAATGCAGGGATAGATAAGCTTTATTTAGGTAGAGATATATTAACTCCTGGATTTACAGAACATACAACTGCAACTACTATTGGTGATTTAAATAATCCAGTAGCAATCCATAGAGAATTATTGCATAGCATAATTAATGTAACTGACTTTACTGGAGATACTGATATTGAAAATTCAGGATTTAAAGCAGTAGCAGAATTAAGAGATTCTACTACAACAAGTCCAACATCTACTCATTGGAAAACAAGACTTGCTTTAGATGAAAAAGAATCTTTGGAAAGTATTATGGAACAATTACAATATGAAGGGTGTTTCTTTTTTGAGTTTAGTCCACAAGCACAACAAACTGCAATTAGTGGGGTAACAGGATTAAGATACTTTACTATTGAAGATAGTGTAAATGCAAGTGCAGATTTATCACAAAATGATATATCTGATTATGAACTTGGAATAACCCCAGCACAAGATTTAGAAACAAGATTACTTGTAAACTACAAAAAACACCCTGCTGAAAATGAATATCTATTACAAGACACTTATACAGCATCAACTCATACTACTATTTTTGGTGATGCAGATATACAGAAACAAGAAATCAATCTTGATTTATTATATGATAGTGTAGCAGATGTGGTAGGTTCAAGAAATTCCAGTTGGATTAACTTTAGAGAAAGTCTATTTGGGGATTATAAAACTACTGTTAGTGCAACCTTAGTAAATCCTGAAAAGTATGGAATGTTACAAGTGGGCGATTTCTTAGACTTCGGTTCTATATTATTCCAAGATTTGGGGAGTCCTTTTTCTGAAATATCAGACACCTTCGACTCCTTTGTCAGTATGCCAACAAATTTATTTAACGAAACTTGGTCAGGGAAAAAATTTATAATAACAAATCTGAAACGACAAGTAGGGAAAGTTTCAGTACAATGTAGAGAGGTTTAGAAATGGCATCATATTTTATTTATGATTCAATCAATATGTATAGAAGTGATAACACAGTAAGTGAAGGTACATTTGCAAGTACGACTTTTACAGTATCAGATAGTCTTACAAGCCATGAACGAGTGGCAGACCAAAATATCGGTTATGCCATATCAGGTGTTACAGCTAATGATGCAATATGTTATCAAGTAGGAAGTGCTGCAAGTGCAGATGTAATAGCTATGAGATTTTCAGGAGATTGTGGAATTGGTGTACAAAATGGTACAGAAAATACCATACGATTTGGAACAGACATTACTAATTTAACTGGTGGAGTAGATTTTGGAAGTGGTAGCACAGTAGCATCTTGGAGAATCAAAACATTTACAGAAGTAACAGATAAAACCAAGTTTTGTGTAGAATTTAATGATGCACAAACAAACATTTCAGAAATCCTCATTGGTAAAAAACTAACTTTTGAAATAGAACCTGATGTTAATGTTCAATCTACTATTGACTATAACAACGAAATCAACACTAGTCTTGGTGGAGTTTCTTATGCCATTAATGTAAATCCAGGACAAGAAGTATTTACCATATCATTTCAAAACATATCAAGCACATTTAAATCTGATTTAATTACTATGCAAGATGCAATCAAAGGTGAAGCTAAGAAATTTGTTTGGTATGATGGTTCTAACTTTAATTGGGTACGATTAGACAAACCAATGACATTTACCGAGATTGCTGATGGTCGGTTTTCTACACAGCTGGTTTTAAGGCAACAAATCCAGTAAATACAAGACTTTTATACTGAAAGGTATATAATCACCCCATAAACAAGGAAGCCCATTAATTTGGGCTTTTTTGTATCTAAAATAAATA